TCCCAGATGGGATAGAAGTGCATTCCGATGGCGTTGGAGCTGGGGACCACTGCTCCTGAGATGATGTTGTTTCCATAAAGTAGAGATCCTGCGACTGGTTCACGAATGCCGTCAATATCGACGGGAGGTGCAGCTATAAACGCTATTATAAAACAGGTTGCTGCAGTTAAGAGTGCGGGTATCATAAGGACACCGAACCACCCCACGTAGAGGCGGTTGTCGGTGCTAGTAACCCAGTCACAAAACCTATTCCAATTGGATTTGTCTTGTAGAGTGAGTGTTGTCATTTAAAACTGTAGTTCGGAACGTTCTAATTTTTTCATTACGTCCTGTCTATATGCAGGATCGTTATCATATCTCGGATCGCTCATAGCTTGAACAACCTCTTGCTGACTACGGTAAGTAGTCTTATCATTTGTTGGGGCTGATCCTGTTAACATTTTTCCTTCATAACCTATTGAATCTTGATACCTCATTGCTAAGGAATTAACTGCAAAGAAGGCAGCTAGAGGATCACCTCTATCCATAACAGTATCAAACATATCAACCTCAGATTTATTGAGATTCTGGTTAGCCCACTTTAACATGTTGTTATAACCTTCATCTCCTCCTACAAGACTTTTTAATTCTTTAACATCATTTTCAGTTAAGTCTTTAGGAGCATTGTTATTTCTATAACTAAGATGCATGTTAGCCAAGGCTGTTGGATCCATCTTAGATAATTGCTCTAAGGTTTCTGGCTTATATTCACCTTGTGCTTCCTCCCATAACTGATCAAGGAAAGAGTAGTCATCTCTATCGACCTTCTCTTCTGCCTCCTTCTCTTCAGGTTCAGGTTCAGCTGCTTCATCTGTAGGTGTTTCTACAGTATCTTCTGGAGTATCTCCCAGCTTTTTTTGTAATGCAATGTAGGCATTCTCTAGTTCTTCAGCATTTTTGTACTTACCAGCGAGAAGAGTAGACTCTTGTTCTTGTATCTTCTCACCAAGCTCTAGAGATTCCTGCTCATCAGGGGATAATTGTACTCCTTCTACTTCACCTGCTACCTCTGCAACAGGTGTTGGATCAATTGTTAATGTCTCTGCCATAATTTATATAGGTGGTTGTGGTGCATCACTAGGTGGTGCTGGAGGAGGTGCTCCCTCTTCAAGTAATTCAGGATTCTTAGAAGGATCCATCATCGGAGAAGATGCAATCTGACCTGCTTGTTTGGTCATCTCCATCTGCTCAGCTTGTTGCATTTGTTGCTGTTGCTCCTGCTGACGTTGCTCCATACTCTTAACGAGATTAAGAACATCAATACCTTGTGCAGCAGCTAATCGTTTAACTACTTCTTCAGCATTAATATATTGTTCTATGGCTTGCGGTCCCATAGTCTGAGCAATAGTAGTTAAGAACTCACCAAGTGCTTGTACATCTTGGCCTCTGCCTAGGGAATTAATACCTGCAACAATGGTAGGCTTGACAATATCTTTAGGGATACGTGGTATCTCACCTGTCTTTTGGAACACAACTAACTTACGATTTAAATATGGTACTAGGAATTCAATTGTGAGTAATCCGAAGAGTCCTCCTAACTGTTGTTCTAGTTCCATCTGTGTCATTCTAACTTCTTCTGCTGTAGTACGTTCGCTTTGACGTACATTCAGAATTAAGAATGCTTCACCTAAACGTTTCTCAAGTTGGTTCATCAACTCATAAGCTGTTCGGAAGTCGGCAGTCTTCCCTACTTGAATCACCCCGATATCGTCAGGCCTTCCTTGCACGATCGCTCCGTTGCCTGCTTTGGCTAGCGTGGCTGGTTTAGTAGTGCTCGATGGTGATACTACAAAAACAACTTTAGCTGCTGCTGCAGAGCCTTCCACGAGTGCCTGAGAGAGTGCCTCTAAAGACTTAAGATCTCCTATGAACTGACCGACTCTTCCTCTTCCGTATGGTTCTCCGTCTACTGTATTGAAACGTAATGGTAACCATGGTGTAGCTTCAACTGGTGCTTTACTTAAAGACTTTGGAAGTATTTTATCATACACCTCTTGATGCCATATGAATCTATTATTTTCTCTAGTTACATGTGTGTAAACATCACACTCTTCTTTGCTTCCATCATTAGGATCATTAACATCAGGGTCTTCGTCCCAGCCTTCTGGAACCTGTCCTAATAATAACTTTTTATTAATCCTTTCTTTAGTAACTATTTCAATCACTTGACCGTTGCCATCGCGTTCTATGACGTAGCGATTAAGCGGGAATAATTTCAGACCAGCCTTACCCATAAAGACTAGAGCATTACCACCTACAACTAAGTGCTGCAGTGCTTGGTGTATTACTACACGATCATCTGAAGCAGCAATAGCTTCAAGGATAGTGCGCTCTATCTTTGCAAAGGATAGGTCAATTTCTGATTTAACTCCTGGACCAAAGTCTTCTCCTAGTTGAGACTCATCTACCTGTAATTTAAAGAAGCTGGTTTGTGGTGGTAGTAATGACAAAGACAATTTTGATGCCAATGCCACAACACCCTTTGCGCCAACACTTTGCCACGGGGTTTTGAGTTGTTTCATACCACGAGTGTTCTCTTCGTTCTCTCGTATTAAGTATGGTAAGGTAAGCTTTGATGCTTCTGCTGCCTCATGTAGAAACTGTGTACGGTTACCAGATAAATAGTCATACCTAGATTTAGCTGTCATCGTTAGTTATACATTAATGTTGTCAATTTTTAAACCCTTCCGGTTAAAGCCTGAGCCTGTAAGACTCCCGTAACCTGGAGTGGGTCTACCATATTTACCTAAAGCTTGTACTCCTTCTACTCTAGCACGTTGCTCTGCTTGTAGCCGGGCTTCTAGATTTTTCTTATCCGTAGCATAAGCAGCTCCTGCTTCCTCACTACCTCTTTTTAAATCTGATATTTGATTTGTGAAGGCGGTGTTCTGAGCACCAAATAAACTAGACCATGCTGAGGCATCTTGTGCTCTCTGATAGTTCATTTGGTTTTGTAAATCCTGAGACTGCTGCAACTGTTGTCCTTTAATGTAGTCACCTATACCACCGATTGCCATCTCCTGGCCTCCGATGTTAAGTCTCTGTGCTGCTAATGATTGATCTATATCTGATTGAGTTAGTTGAGGTTTACCTTGTATACCTTTTACTATACCAGATATCTGCTCTGCCCAATTCTCTAGGTTTGCAATAGCTCCTTGCTGCCAGATGTTTTCTCTGCCTCGGTCTCCGTGGCTTCTATTATCTGACGGATAGCGCCCTGTATAAGGGTCAACTCTTTGATACGACACGTCTGAAAATCCTCCTGATATTGTTGTGTTATTTGTGTCAGATGGTGCAACTTTTTCAGCGGGTGGGTCAGTTGTTGCGCCCCATTTATCTGTGCTTCCATCGGAAGGCTTCGGCTTATTGAATGCGATTAACTCATTCCAAACTGGATCAGATATTCCTTTCCATTGTGGTGGTTTTGGTCCAGGTCGTGCCTCAGGGGAGACATGCCCAGATTTCTCTGGTATGAAACTGAAATCCCAGTTTTTGTCATAATCTCCAGGCCCTGGACCTCCAGATACAAACCCTCCTTTAGGATCTGGGTATTGTTTATTCCACTTCTTATCCCAGGTATCATATATCGACTTGGCTCTATCAGACCAGCTATCATAGAACTCTGGTGTTGTACCACCATACTGGTTAAAGACTCTGTTTCTCAGTAATTCATTATACTCAGCATTCCAGTAGTCTCTGCCTTGATTATCAGCACCCCAATGAGGATCCCGCCTGTCGACATCTGAACTATAGCCAGTCCTGTTCCGCCAATCAGATTTCCATAACTCTGTTTCATACCAAGACTTGGCAGTATCAAAGTCATAACCTTTAACTCTTTCAGCCCAAGACGGGCCCACTTCGGGCATAATTAAACCTCCAATCTATTAGCATACCACTCCACTACAGAACGTTGACCAGCTTTATACATAATGCTTGCTAGTTCTTCTTTAGGATGTGGATTAATAGGTGGAAATTTTTCTTCCAATTCAAGAAGGATGGATTCAAGATTCGGGCCGAGCAAAGGCTCAAGCATATTGGGGGAGGTTTGTGTTTGCATGTTCGAAAAACGCTGGCATTCTTGCCGTCTTGGTGGAGATTAATTCTGGTGCTTTACCTTCATACATTAAGCGATCGCTTACATCCAGCCAGAATTTTTTGTCTAAATATTTACAGGTAGTA